CATGGACCGGGCGATCTCTTTCCTTGCTGGCCACTTCATCCCGCACCGAGCGGCTGTAGAACTCAACGAACAAACGGGCATCGTTGCCGAACTCGACAATTCCGCCGTTCCGCGCGTCGAAATGCTGCTCCATACTTCCGAAATCACTCATGCATCGCTCCTGTTCATGTTCTGCAACAGCCCATCGCCGTGCAGATTGATAATTGCGTCGGGCATCATCGACAATTGTTTATGGAAGAATCGCGCATAGAGAACGAATACGGCCGAGGTCTCAAACCAGCGGTCGCCGCATTTCACGGAAACGAATTCTTGCGCTTTCCCCTGGTGGGCGCCGGCATGGGCTTCCCCGTTCTCAAAGGAACAGTCCATGCCGTGGATCTCGAATTCCCGGTATCCGCGGGCGTAGAGGATCGACATCGCGCGAAGGCCAATGCTGCCTCCCCCGACCACCATCTTCTGGTCCGGGTCGATCTGGAATGCGATGCGGGAAGCCGTTCCGTTGTAGCTGTGCCACAGCTTCACGTCATGCCCTTGAAGCTTGTCGAGATAGAAAGGCGAGATGCAGGAGGCCAGCCAGTATTGGATATCCTGATGCGGATCGCCGATCTGGAGCGCCTTGTGCGGTCTTGGATCGCAGTCGATATGGACCTGGGGAATAACCCCGTGGTCGATCATGAACCGATGGGCACCGGAAACGGTAAACACGTCCTCCCCAACCGCTCTTGCCATTGCAACCAGCGGCCATGTCCTTGCGAGCGAAGGCCCATAGCAGACCAGATGCGCTGTCCGGTCATGGGGAGGGAGGTCGATTTCAAGGCGTTCCTTGATCCGCGCGCAGTTCGCCCGCATCTGGTCATTGCGTTCTTCATCGGAAACAGCGGCCTGCGAGCGAATCTTGACCACAGGGAGAAGCAGCGGGACATCGAATGCGCGGGGCCGGCAAACCGCAAGAATGCCCCGCCCTTCCCCCGATCGGTTCTCGAACCGATCGAACTCGAACAAACCGGATAGCTTGGAATGCCACCAGTCGGCATTCTGCACGATCAGGTGTGCGCTTCGCCCGTCAGCCATGATCTTCTTTGAAGGCTGGGTCGCGATAATCAGGACCAGATGTTTCCGCGTGAGGGCATACAGGTGCAAAAACACATTGCCGAGCAAGTCAGGCTCGATATGCTCGAGCACGTCCGCACAAACAACAATATCGGCCTTGGCCGGCTCACCTTCCTTGCCCGGAATGGCGGGGTCGTATTCCTCGACCTCGTATCCATACAGCAGATGCGCCAGATGGCCTTGGCCGCAGCCATAATCGAGGACGGACGACCCATTGAGGCCACGCACGATGCCGGCGCATTCTTCTGCATCCCCGCCATGGCCATAGTTGAACCGGGCGTGAAGATCAGCCTGCAAAGCGCGGTAGCTGTCGCTGATGAGCTGCATCAGGCCACCGCCTTGTCGCGGGCGTCGCGCCACTCTTCCGCATAGGGAACGTCTTCATATTCCCGGAACCACGGCCCGCCGCTGGTCCAGTGAATGTTCTTCGGCTGGATGGAAGGGTCGGAATGCCCGACAAGGAAATTCCAGGATGGATCAAGTTCGCCGATCTCGTCGTCCTGCAGCCAGCAGAACCGATGCAGATCCCGGCCCGGCAGGGTGTTCACCGCTTCGACCGTCAGGAGCTTGTTGGACGGATGATCGCAGTTCAGCACCATGAACGAGGACCAGTTCTTGCGGACGTAGAACGTCTGCAACTGGCCATCCATCTTGGTTTTCGGACCAGCGGTATGCCGGTGTTTGACGCAATAGACCGCCTTCGACCGATCCAGACCTTCAAACAGCCTTGCAACATTGGTCAGCATCATCATGTCGCAATCCATGAACAGCGCCCAACCGCGCTGCGCCAGGGTTGGGACAAGAAACCTGGAGATTGCGAATTCAGTCGCCATCGGCGCGTCAGAAATCGTGTCCCACAAAACCGGCTTGTCAGCCGCCGAGGGGCGTAATTCAGTGGGGCGGTAATAGAGCCCGCGATTGCGCAAGGATCGAAGCACCAGCCCCATGATCGGGATCGGCATGGTCAAACGTTCTTGAACCGACGCGCGGGCGACGGAAAATGCTTCCGCCTCCCGCGAATCGTAGCCAATGTAGATAGAAGGGTTCAAAGCAGCGCCCCCAGCGGCCCAACGCTCGGCCACGCGGCCTGCGCCGTGTTGAACGAGGCCGTGGTAGAACTGATCGTGGTCGTCAGCGTGACATTGCGAACCGGGTATTGAGAGCCGGTCGCAATCGCGTCATCCAGCTTGCCCGACGTGTCCGTGGTGTAGAGTTGGACAAGCTTGGCACAGGAACCGAGCACGTTGATGGTCGGAACGCCCGAGACCATCACCCAGCCGTAGTTGTTTGCAACCGCAGCGGTCGAGTTCTGGTAGAACCCTACCCGCATCTTGTTGCATTCCGACGCGCCGCCGCCGAGGATCTGAGCGGCGCCGCCGGTGGCCGGGTTGATCATGACGACATCGTACTGGTTGACGCCGCCCGTGAACTTCACGAACAGCCAGATCGAGCCATCGGTCGCGACAGTTTCGGTACCCACAGCGAACTGCGGGCCGGGATTGTCGGGCGTGTTGGTCGAACTGATCGCCGCCGTCTGGTCGTAGGCGGTGTAAAGCGTCGATAGATTGACGCCTTCAAGGTTCAAAGTGGAATAAGCCATATCGGTTCTCCTTACGTGGTCATGACGCCCTGGAGGAACGAATTGGAGACGGTCATATTGCCCGCCACGCCAATCAGTTTCACCATTGCGTCCTGGTTGACCGAGAACCGATCCGGGTCCAGCGGCACCATGTTGCGGTCCTTGTGAGGGCGCCAGTAGATGTAGTCGGTATTCAGCGCATAGAAGTTGACGGCCGAAGGAATGCCGCCAACCGCACCAGCACCGGCTGCGCCGAAGTTGTTGCCGTCCGAGGTCGTGCCCTGGAAGCCACCGTCCAGCACAACATCCGAATCCATGAACTTGAGATTCATGAAGCCGGCCTTGGCAAGATCGTTGTCGGTCGAGGTGATGCGCTGGATCGCGTGCAGCGATTCACTGTATGCGCGCCATGCCACGTCCGAGGCCAGCCAGAGATCCGGCCGGTCCTGCTGCCGCACCAGGCTGGTGTAGAGCCTGAGCATGTAGCTGTAGGCGTTGGACGCAGAGATTGCCGCGCCGCCGGTAGCGGTCGCTGCAAAGGTCTGGTTCTGCCAGAACGACCAGGTTGCCCGATCGATGCCGCCGACGATGCCGGTGGACGGGGACGAGGCAACGAGGAACTGCAGTCCGCCGATCTGCGCCGTCTGGCTTCCATCGGAATAGAAGTCATAGGACAGGCCGTTCATGAACGTTTTCTCGGCGTTCTTGATGCGGCTTTCCAGAAGGTCGATCACGCGCTCCCGCCCGGAGTTCTGGAGCATTTCCAGACCGGAGATGGAGACCGCGACCGCCGCCTGGCGGATCGGGAATTCCGCAGCGGTGAAGACATCGCTGGGCTGGATGTTGAGGACTTCGTAGCCGCTATAGCGCTTGTAAGTGCTATTGTTGGCGTATTCGAGTTCCTGGACGATGGTACGGCCACCGTCAAACGGCTTCACGTTGCCGCGGCTGTTGAGCCGGGTCATGACGCCGTTATTGCGCAGCATGTTGTCTGCGAGCTTCTTGCTGCGGTTTCGCAGCGTCGTGGTAACGATTTCACTTAGGCCGGGAGAGGCCATGGCTTTGCTCCTTTGAGCGTCAGCCGGTCATCGCCCTCATGATTTCGTCGCGCAGTGAAGCCGCCGGTTCCTGTCCCGCAGATCCCTGCGGAGAGCCGGTTACAGACACGGCCGCACCACGAGCCTTTGTTGCTCGTTGAGCTGCCTCGGTTCGCCGCTTCTCTTCCGCTGCCGTCTCGCGCGCCGTCAGGATGGTCTGGCGGGTTGCGGGATTGGCGAATACGGCCCGGTCATAGGCTTCCTGCAGAACCTGCTGGGGAGTCCATGTCGGGTTACGCTCTTTCAGCGGGGGGATGAGGTCCATGATATCCTGCTCAACCGAGCCGAAATGCTCATGACCTTCTGATGCGGCGAAGGATACGACCATTTGAGTGGTCATCTCCTGCTGGCGCTGTTCTTCCTGCTGCCACCTTTGTTGAATTGGAGCAACAATGGGGGCAACTGACCGTTGGACGGCCTGTCGAACAATCGCCTCGATGTCTGGGGCTTGTGCGCTCGAAACCTCGTCGGGCTGACCGGCAAGTGTTGCGAGGTTGACACCATGAGACTGTGCCAGCCACTTGATCGCACCAAGCGGATCCCGTTCGAGGAAGGACTGAGCGTTGAGCAAGGCCTGGAGCCCCTGCTCGGTGTTCATCCCGTTTCGACGAGCCGCTTCCGCGACAGGTGATAGCACGGCTTCATACTGCCGTTTTTGCTCGGACCACCGCTGTTGACCTTCATTGGCCTGCATCTCTCGCCTTGATACAGCGGCTTGGACCGCTGGGGAGAGTTTCGACCATTCAGCCTTCTCAGCAGCCGTCCAGCCAACGGGAGGGGCGTTCGCCGTTTGGGCGGCTACCTCGCTTGCCTTCGTTGCGTCCGTGGACGGGGTTACTTGTGCGTCAGCCGCTACGGGCGCCGCTTGATCTTTCGCGATGAACTTACCGTCCGGGCCGTGTTGCCGCCCATCCGAAGATGCCTCTTTCCCGGTGTCATCGGCGGGTGATACCTGATCCACCACGGCGGATTGGTGTGCATCTCCTGCGTCGTTCGGACTGGCCTCGGAGGATGATCCTTGCGAAGCTTCATCCCCACCCCCGAAAGCGGCCTCTAGCTCGCTGCGCAGCGAGTCATCCGGTGCCGTCAGTTCGCCTTCAATCGGCATGTCGTTTCCCTAACAGCGCCTCTGGCGCGACATCCTTGAGCTTCTGCATCGGGCGGATCTGCACCTGAACGTCATGCAGCATGCCGCTAACCGCCACCGCGGCCTTGAGACGAATGGAATTGCCCTGCCTGAGTTCTGCCGGCGTCAACGTGAAACCTGCAACCACTTCACAAGCCTGCGGACCCATCTGCTTCGGGGCCTTGATCTGAACGCCCATTGAGCCCTGCGTGTTGTCCCATACCGCAAGCGGAGCGACGACTTCAGCGCCGGTAAGCCGCTTCGCCTCTTCCATGCAGATGCGCTTGACGGTCTCTACAACGGTCATAAACCGAGTTGCTCCATTGCGATGGATATGTCTCTGCGTCGCGTTTCACTGTCAAGGCCGGGAGCCACGCGACGATCGACCAGCTTTTCGTTGCCGACCTCGACACCGCCCTTCGCTTTTGTGACCTTCCGAAACTCGCTCTTGCTGTCCATCAGCTTGCCGGTGCAGGGATGAACGAGAGCGTCCATGGTGTCGGAGATGACGCCTCGAACGCGGCCGGTATGCTTCGGCGGCGCGAGATGCTTCGGCACCAGCTTGCCGTTGCGATAGACCCAGGTTCCGGTTTTAGCCATTATGCATTAGCTCCGTTCGCTGGTGCCTTCGCTTTCTTCTCGGCTACCTTTGCCTGCATGGCGGCCGAATGCTCGACACTCGCAGCCTTGACCACCGCGGCTTGGGTGGCGGCCCGCTCTTTCAGAACAAGCATGCGTTCCTCGTGCTCAAATTCCATTTGCAACCTAGCGCGCTCAATCGCCTGCTTGTCTGCCATGGCCTGGATTTCAGCGACCTGCTTCTGCTGTTCAAGCTCGAACTGCTGTTGCGCCATCTGCTGCTGCATCTGCATGTCAGTCTGCTTGGCCTGCTGTTCCCGCTCGAAATTGGCCTGATCCATCTGCGCCTGCGCTTCCATGCGCTTGTTCTCGTTCTCCTGCTGCTGCTGCATCATCTGCGCCTTGATCTGGTCAGGCGTCGGAGGCGGCGGCGGTTTCGGCTTGGCGGCATCCCGCGTCATATCGTCGATGAACTGCTCAAAGGCGGATTCGATATCCCGCGATGCCTTGAAGCCGCGCAGGAAGAACATCAGCAGCCGAGCCAGCAAGGGCTTAAGCTCAGGTGACTGAGCACCGGCCTGCATGGCTTGCGGCAGAAACTGAGAAATCGCGCCCATCAGCTCAGTTCGCGCCTGCTGCATCTGCTGCTGGTCAGGCTCGATGATCGAATCCGTCTCGATGTCGATCCGGAAGCCGCGCAGTTTGTCATCCCGTAAAAGGGCTACCGCCTTCTTGAACATATCGGCGGCTTTTTGCATCGCCATCATGTTCGGATCAGGCGGCGGCGCCATCATGCCCATAGGCGGCGTCAGCCCGCCCCCGGGGGAGGATGCAATCCCGGGAGCAGGCGAGCCAACGGCCGGTTGAGCAGACCCGGCTGGAGCTTCAAGAGGCGGGCCGCCATTGTGGCCCATCATCGGATCTGGCGGTGCGATCGGTGGCGATGGCGCTTCCGGCGGCCACTGCTCCTTGGCATACTGCTCGAACCCGGAAATCTCGAACAGCGTCATCGGGTCGAAATGCTCGGCGATGATCTCGCCCATGATCCGCAGCGTATCCCGCGCGAACCGGGCGACCTCGGCCTGCATATCGTTCAACCGCATCGAGGCAAACTGACCCTTGATGCGCTGTTCCGTGGCTGTCTTGGCCCCGCCCTGTGACGAACCGCGAACAATGTCCGAGATCCCGGTGACCTCGTATAGAACCTGCTTGGTCCGCTCCCGCGCCTCGTATAGTTGGATTAGCGTGGCTGCCATATCCTTGATCGGGAGCAGCCAGATATGTCCCATCCCATTGGCGCCGACCTTGGAAGAGAATTCAGCCATGTTGTCGCAGGGAACAAGCTCGTTCTCAAACCCCTCTTCAAACATGCGCTTGAGTTCGCCAACCGAAGCGTCATAGACGCCGCACGATTTGATCGTCTTGACCAGGTTGGTGATGCGCGTGGTCAGTTCGTCAAGTTCGTTCGCCTGGTCCTCGTATTCCACATAGTCAGGAACCGGGATCAGCGAATCGTTGGTCAGCGTGGCGTAAAGCGGCTTCGGAACCGGCCAGAAGCTTTCCAAGCCGAGCGGATCATCCTTCTGGTCAAGGAGTTTGTCCTTGTAGGACTCGGCCATCCAGTAGACCTTGCGGGCCTGCTTGTTCCAGATTTCCCAGACTTTTGCTCGACGCTGCTTGGTATTGCCTTCCGTCGATTGGCCAACCGCAGATGACGTGGTTTCGACCGGAGACCAGTCCAAAGTCGGTTCCTTGCCGACTGGCCCAAATCGGGCAACCAACTCCTCCCGGGTCATATAGACTCGTTTGCCAACCCACCATACTTCCTCCCATGTCCTTGCGGGCGAAGTCAGGAAATCCCGCCAGTCGATGTAATCGACCACCACAGATTCGTCGGCTACCTGCTCGGTTGGGGCTTCTGATGTTGCCTCCTGAATGCCAGGCGAAGGACGATCAGCAACATCAGAAGCCATATCAGCGGAGACAGGAGCCATTCCAGACGCGATAGGAGCCGCATCCTTAGCCTCCTGCGTCTTCCCCGGCATTGGGGTAAACTTCGGCTCGTATCGAATCCAGACCACGCCACGGCCCGGCAGGAGCCTGTCCAGCACGCCTTTCTTGAGAGCCGAAAGATACGTTCCGTCGTCCAGTTCATAGGACAGCGTGCGCTCCAGGATGACTGAGGCAGTTCGGCCTACATCGTCCCGGTCAAGATACCTGCGCTCGACAACCGGCTTGGGCGATTTGGCGAACAGCGCCGGCATGAGCGTCTGCACGTTCGACCACAGGATGTTGAACCGTGCACCCTCCAGATTGTCGGCGTTCTCGCTGATATCGCCGCGGTCAGCCCGGTAGCGCTTGACGATCCGCTTTGACCTGGTTGTCCAGTTGTCAAAGCCCTTGGCTTTGCGAGCTAGTTCAAGCTCGTCATTCCAGCGCTGCCAAGCAGACTGTTCCGGGCTGTCTTCGTTGTCGCGCTTTTCGGCCATGCCGAACTTTTATGCGAGACAATTTTGATTTGTATAGGGGCTACATGCGGCGTCGTTTGCGCCGCTGCTCTTTCCAGAGGTCTTCCATTGTCACGCCCTGCATGCCAGATGGAAGCGCTTCAGGGCCGCCAATAACCAGTGCTCTAGGTTCTGGCGCCGGAACCATCTGCACGATCTCACGGTAAGCCATGGCGAGATACCTGAAAGCATCGGCCGGATGGCTGGTCCAGTCATGCAATGGTTCGTCCCTGAATTTCTTTTTCTTGTCGTCCCATTCGGATTGATACTGGCGAAGCGCTTCAAGGCCGTTTGCGCATCGCGTTTCATCGAACCAGCAGCGGTGCAATATCTGCCGCACTGCGGAAATTCCGTCCTGAATGGAGTGCTGTTTGACGACCTTGACGTGAGACTGGCCGAATTGCTCGGCCATGACCTCGATGCGCTGTTTGGCTTTCAGGGTATCGGCATTCCAGCTACCCTGTTCGCGAACCGTCGCATCGTGGGGCACGTAGTTGATGCCGAGTCTGAAGCCTTCGCCTCCTCTGGCTCTGTCTTCACTGTCCCAATATCCGATCCGTCGCTTAACTTCGTCAGCGTAATGCTTAATTCCGTACCCATGCGCCGTGTAGTAATCGAGAATCTTGATTTGTCCTCGCCCTGCAATTCCAGGGACAGCTTGCCAGAACCAAATGGGATTGCTGTCCCCCACTCCGAGATCCCAAGCGGTGTGGATGGGAATTCCACCAGTAGGTTCCACGTCAGTAATTCGTCCCTGCTGCTCGGCATTGGCTAGTTCCTTCCCGTAATAGCTGCCCAAGATCGCAGCCTCAAAGCTGCACCAGTATTCCTGCTGTATCAGGGCCTCGGCCGCTTCTTCCCCAAATAGCGAGACATAGCCTGCCTTGGCTTCCGCAATCTGTTCATGCGTTACCTGGCCAGTGTCGTCTACCGTCAGGACTTGTGAGAACCACGATTCTGGCCGCTCTCTGGCCATTTTAAGCATGCCGTGGACGTGGTTGCGCCCTCTTGGTGTTGTGATGAAGTCTGCCCACCCGCCGTTCTCCAGAAGAATAGGCTGGAGAAGACCCCAGGCGCTAGGATTACTGATAGCCCATTCGGAGAATGCAATACCCAAAGGTGGAGCGCCCACCAATGAATCCGGGTTATCACTTCCCACGACCCGGTAGACGGACCCTGTTTTGAACTCCACGACCATTGATGAATTATCCGTCCGCTTCCTAATCTCCATCGGGAATACTTCATCGATGCGCTTCTTTCCTGTGTGCGGGTTAACCGCTTCCCAGATCGCTTTGCGGGCCTGTTCGTAATGCGGCAGACAATGCCAGTAGTTCGCTGGACGAAGCTGGCTTGCAACGGCAAACTTCTGCAGGCTCAACTCGTCCTTGCCTGCCCGAATAATCGGCGGTGCCACACAAGGAGGGACCGCCGAACTCCTTTCTCCCAGGCAGCCCAGGCTTTCATCTGGTACTGCCTCGGTCTCCATCCGTTAGCTGGAATATAGATTTTTGGCATATATCCTCTCGATCTCCTGAAGAATTGCTGGGTCTTTGATAGTCTTAGATCGGCTGTACTGAAGCTGCTTGATGGTGTTGCAATTGGCACAAAGCACCTGAAGCCCGTCTATCTTACCGCGCTTTCGGATGACCTCGTACATGGTCACGCCTGATTTGTTGCCTCGGCACGAGACATTGTGAAACTTGCGATCAGCGGCGCCGTTGTCATCAATGTGGTCAAGTACCAGCCCATCGATATGCTTGAACCCGCAACGCTGACATTGAACCGGATCGGCATACAGGCTCATGACCTCGATCTTTAGCTTCAGCCGATACTTGGCCTTTGAAGCATTGTATTTGTCGCGGTTATTACGAATCCAAGTCGCATTCAACTTGGCGTAATGCGCTAGCCTTTCTCGACGATAAATCTTTGCCTTCTCAATTTGGGCAGCCGTTCGAATTTGTTTAGGCCTCGACAACCTTAGCCCTCCACTCCCTCAAATCATCCTCGTCAAACATCGGCTTGTGCTTCGTGCCTGAGTTCCGCGGGCCTTGGTTCAAGTAGGCCCAGCGGCAGAGCTGTACGGCTGGAACACCGACGATCTCAGAGGCTTGTTGCGGGGTAAGCAACGTCATTCGTCAGCCGTGAATTTCTGCACCACGACTTGAAGCGCACCGCCGTCTTCTCCGGTCACCTGCAGCGGCAATATTCGGCCGAGCAATTGCGCAAACGCCTTGGGCTCAGTCCTAGCCAGGAACTTGCAATAGCCGGTTAGCTTCCCCTTGCCGTTCATGTCCTCGCCAACGGCCTCAGCAGCCTTGATGATAGCTTCCTTGATTAGGGCCGTGGTTTTGTTGGGCGTTCCCTTCGCGCGCCCTGTTTTGCTCCTATCTAAGCCTACTTCAGGCATTTTTCGGTCCTATTCCTCTGTCTTTCTCGTAAATCCGATACCATGATTTGCATAGTGTTCACGCAATTGATCTGCGCTTGGTGCCTTGAAGGCCGGCTTTGGCGGCATGTCAGGCGGCGGATTAATGCCCCAATTCTCTCCGTACTTTTCCTTCAGCTCGGCAATGCTTGGCCGCTTGTGCCGAGGAGCTTCCAGCATTGAGATGTTTTGCTGGCCCCATTTCTCGAACTTCTCTCGGCGCCTGATGTCCGCAATCCTCTCATCTGAGGCCTTGACGATCTCCGCAATCGTCGGCGGGAACGTTTTCCCGCGCTGCACACCAGTTCTCGGATCGGTGATATAAATCACTACATCGCTGGGATATTGCTCCAGAACAGCCCCCAAGGAGGCCATGAATCCTTCAGGATCAGCGTATTGATCGCTGCGGTATGCGGAGAATAGAATTCGCTGACAACGCAGGATCAAACTCTTCCGAGAGTTCTGTTTTTGCAAGTTCTCGGTCGATTGCGTCGAGCAGGCTTCCGCTGGATTTAGACTGAGGTTTTCCATTGTTCCCGCCTCGATTGAAGTTGCTCTGATTGCGAATGAAATTGTTGAATGCCGCATCATGGTCTGCATAAAGTTTTCCGGATGAAGCGATATAATCCCGGAATATTTGCTCAATGACCTGGACGTTTTGCCCAAATTGCTCGGCAATCTGGTATGCCTTCTCGGAAGGCACCCAGCTATCAGGCAATTTTTGTGGCCGTTTCTTCGGCGCGCGCTGCGCGACCGTAGGGAGCGCTTCTGTATCTGTATCTGTATCTGTATCTGGGGGCGTTTCAGAAACGGTCTTTGTAACTCCGGATGAAACGTTTCTATGACCGTTTCTGAAACGTTTCACTCTATCGGTTGAAACGTCCGACTTATATTGACGACCGCTCCAATTGTGAGGAGCAAAACCAGTCTCAGTTTTATCGAGCAACCCAGCCGCATGAAGCTGCGCCAAAATCTGAGCGGCCTTGGCCGGCGCAAGCCTAAGTGTGAATGCTACGTCTTTGAGCGCCGGCAACGCTCCATCGTTCGCTGATGCAATACACATCAGGTTGAACCATGCGCGGAACAACGCATCCGAAATGAGCTGGAGCTTCGGATCGTTGACCGCTTCGTTATATGCGCGCCACCAGTGGTTCACAGCATCCCCAAGGCGTGCATGTAGGTTTCCAAGATTGCCTCCTGATTTGCCCGGTCGTCCGCTGATTGCTTGCGCATGCGGATAATTGTGCGCAGTACCTTCGCGTCCAGGCCGTTAGATTTGGCCTCCTGATAGATTTCCTTGATGCCCTCGGCGATATCAGCCTTGACGCCTTCCTCGCGCTCTATGCGCGCTACAATCGATTTAAGCTGGCTGTTGTCGCCTATTGTCGGCATGGTCATTGCGCATTCTCTCGTTGTGTGATCGGAACTCGGTGAAAGGACTGACGCAACATAAGAGCGACACCATCTGTTAGGATGTTGCGCATTTGGTCTGGGCCGACTTCGATGCTGACCAATTCAGCCGAACCGAACGACTGGAAGTTCAGCATGTAGCGGCCGGGCGCTGGCGTGGTGAGATAGGCAAGTTTGGCAATCATCCCGTAGCCCTCTGAATGAACAGCGGCGGCGGTTCAATCGCGTCCATGAAGGCTTCTTCATCGAGCACGAAGCGATGGTCATCCGCGTAAAGCTGGCGCGCGAAATGAAAGATTTCATGGATGTGGTCGGTAGCGCCGGCATCCTCAGGGTTCCAGTCGTTGGATGCCGGCGCCGTCTCTGCCGTTGGGGGGCTTAGTTCGGCAGAAAGGAATGGGTTTTGGAGCGTGCTCATGCGGCCTTACTCTCCTTGCGGAGCTGCGCCACCACAAGCGCTTCACGATACTTCTGCCGCAGTCTTTCCCGCTGCTTAGGCTTGGCAGTCTTGAGCGCTTGCTTGCGGTCGGTGAGTAGCTTTCTGATGGGCTTCATGGGTTGTCCTGACGATAAAGCGGGGGTCAAAACGGAAGGACTCGAACTCGACAAACCGGCTGTGCTTGTAGAAAACCGACAGATGCCGGCCGATCATGTTGCGGGCCATTTGGCTAATATATTTCGCGCGGTAGCCGTATTTGGCGGCCAGCGGTTTTGCGGTCTCAAGCCCCTGAGTGATGTAGACGCTGACGATGTGGCGCCTGATTTCCAGTGGCCCGATTGGGCGTCTTGTCATTGCGCGCCCTCCAACAGTCCCTTGCGGAAGTTGACGCGGCGCATATGGCGGGCTCTTGCCTGGCTGACGGCATCGCTGCTCGGGCGGGTGTATGTCGTGGAAAGCCGGAAATGCTCAGGGCAGTAGGAACTGCCGTCAGTGTTCAGAAGGCCGCAGAACGTGAACGGGCCATCACCATAGGGATACCGGCAATCGTTCGGTTCGAGCTGATCCAGGGTTAGGTGACGAGGCTCAATTTCAGCGCAGCGAAGCTGGATCTCTTCCATCCGCGGGAGTGGCTTGATGGTTGTCTCTGCCGGCTTGCGCTTTCGTTCTCTGGGGGGCGCCTTCACCTTCTGCGGCGCCGCTAACCCTAGCCTGAAACCCTTCCCGCATGCGGCATTGCGGGAATAGTTCGTGTTGAATTGCTCGTTCAATGCCGCGGCGATCTCGGCGTATGATTGGCCATCAGCCAATAAGGATGTCAGGGCTTCGGCCTGTTCATCCGTCCATATTGAGTTGACGTGGCCTCCCATTCAGTCCCCCTTAATTTCAGGTGCGATCTCGACCGCTAATTGCGCGCGCCGCCGCGACGAACGCATCAATCTGGTCCCGATGAAAATCCGGGTCGATGTTGGCAAGCGCTTGAGCATGGCTATTAAAAAAGTTCGCAACCACTTTCGCATCTCGCCTTGCCTCTTCTAGTTGGGCCTGCTGCCGCACAGCTTTGGCCGCCAAATGTTCTGGATCTGAAATTTCTTCGTTCCACAATGAGCGCGCCGTTCGAAATGAAATGCCGGCGGACTTGGCAATCTTTGAAAGCCAACGAGGGAGTTCGCCGTATCCTGGCGGCCTGCCTGCCAACGTGATCATTGCTTCCCGCGTACTCATTTTGGATGACTTCTCCGACATTTGGCTTTTTCCTCTGACATGTTGAGATCATGGCTAGAGGCACTCAAGACGACGAACCGACTAGATGGACGAGCATCGGCTGGCAGGCCGCACTCATCACAAACCGGCTGCGCTGTCAGGCGCAGCTACTCAACGAACAGAAGAAGGACGGCGACAACGAAGGCGACGCCGGTAAAGAACGAGATCAGGTAGCCCTCGAACAAAGAGAATTTGTTCGTCGGCGGCTCCGCGAGATTGAAAGGTTTGAGGATCGAGCCAGAGGGAAACGAAATTAGTTCGGCGCGCGTACCTGCGCCGTAGCGCGCGGGCGGATGCTCATTGCCCCCGAGGTCCGTTCGCGCGCTCATGATTCCGAAGTTTCGACTCATGACAGCACCGCTGACGTTTCACTGTGCACGGTGGCGTGAGTTCCTTGTCCCAAAAATGCACATGACGAAAAAATGTCGGCGCGACGATTTTTGTGTGTCGGGCTCTCGACAGTTGTGTTTAGAATGTCTCTCGCCTTGTGCGGCAGGGGGGCAATCAAGAAATGGGAATCATCGTTCGCTTCACACGCGATCATGCTCGCGCCTCGTCAGCTACAGGCTTCAGGAAAGCATCCATTGGGACAGCCCCCTCAGAAAGCTCGCTCAATCGCTTGGCGAGCCCAAGGGAAGCCTCCCTTCGACCAGCGAAGATGTTGCGCAAGTGCGCATCCGAGCAATCAGCGGCGTCGGCAAGCTGCGCAACGGACATTCCGGCGCCTTCAGCCCAGCGGAGCATTGGATGTAAGGGGTCTGTCATAGGGCCGTATATTTCTACCAGAAATACAAAAAGTCAACCGAAAATATTTCTGTCCGAAATCGCGTTACCTAACAATGAGTTAGTAAGATGCGACATGACAAAGCGCGAACTGACAGAGCCAAGAGAGATTTACCTGGGCGATTGGCTTGAGCATTTTGGCATAGGCGCGACCGAGGCGGCAAAGATCGCTGGGTGTACGCAAAGCTATATATCAAACATAAAGCGCGGTGCCCGGCAGAATATCAACGCCCTGTATTTGCTCCGACTCTCCGAGCACATGGATCTCAATATCAACGATTTCTTCCGGCCCCTCCCCTCACAGTCCCAGCTCGTCGCTCTCTCCCAATTGTCCCCTAAAGCACAGGCCGCCCTACTCGGCGGCAAGCGCAAGAAGGCTTGAATCCCAGCGGATTTGATCCTGAGCAGGGCTTTCCTCAAAAAATTGCATTTCTGGCGGAAATATTCTCTTGACGCCAAGCTATTTCTGTGAGAAATGTACTCCCATCAGATCGGGAGCAAATCAGATGATCCAGTTCGATGAAGGCTTGACCCTCTGCGGTCGCGTCACCTGGGGTTTCAAGGCTGGCTACATCACCAGCATCAATTTCCAGACCTATCGTGTTCTCTGGCTAGACGGTGCCGAGACCGAGCAGCTTCGCCCCGATCTGGATGACGAAGACCAGATCAAGCAGGAGGCCGCGTGATGACCAACCAGGAACTCGCAAACGTCCTCCTGCACCACTGGCAACTCCTCTGGCCGCTCAATCCTACAGAGCGCATCCGCCGCATCGATGCGATCCGCGCGGACCTCGAATATCAAGAACAGCTTCGCGCAGTCACCGAACAGATGGAGTTGGCATCATGAACGCAGTCGAGAAGATCGAACCACAGCCGCGCGCTGTTGCCGCCGTCACTCCAATGGACATGCTCAACCGTGCTGTGGAAACCGGCGCCGGCCTTGAGATGGTCGAGAAGCTGATGAGCCTGCAGGAGCGCTGGGAAACCGGACAGGCGCGCAAGGCATTCGACCGGGCGATTGCCGCGGCAAAGGCGAAGATCACGCCGATCCAGCGCAATGCCAAGGGACACAACGACAAGCGCTACGCTGATTTCGCGGCAATCGCCAAGGTGGTTGACCCGATCTTGAGCGAACATGGCCTCTCCTACCGGTTCCGAACCGCGCAGGGCGACCGCATCAGCGTCACCTGCATCCTGTCTCACGAGGACGGCCACAGCGAGGAAACCACCCTTACCGGACCGGCTGACACCAGCGGTTCTAAGAACGCTATCCAAGCAATCGGTTCCACACTGACTTACCTGCAGCGTTATTCGCTCGTGCAGATGCTCGGGCTGGCGGCGGCGGCTGATGACGACGGGAAGGCTGGCGGGAACGTCGAGACAGTCACGCAGAAACAAGCTGACGACCTTACCGACCTGATTGAGGCGCACGGCAAGAACCGTGCGCAGTTCCTCAAATGGGCAAAGGTCGAGCGTTTCGAGGATATCCCCGCGGCGGCCTACGACGCTTGCGTGAAAGCCATCGAATACAAGGCACCCGCGAAATGATGCAGATCATCGAATGCGAGCAGGGAACGCCGGAATGGTTTTCAGCCCGCGCCGGCATCCCGACTGCCAGTATGTTCGCGACCGTCATGGCTGTTGGCGTGAAGGGTGGCAAGAGCCTGACCCGCATAGCTTACCTCAACAAGTTGGCCGGCGAAATCCTCACCGGCGAGCCGATGGAGAACTACGTCAGTGCCGACATGGAGCGCGGCAAGGTGATGGAGGACGAGGCCCGCGACCTCTACGCATTCCAGAATGGCGTTGACCCCCAGCGCGTCGGGTTTGTCCGCAACGGCGAGAAAGGCGCCAGTCCGGACAGCCTGGTCGGCGACAAGGGCGGGTTGGAGATTAAGTCGGCCGCCGCTCACATCCAAGTTGCCCGCCTTCTGGACGGAGCACTGCCGTCCGAACACAAGGCGCAAGTGCAAGGCAGCCTTTGGGTTTGCGAGCGCGAGTGGTGGGACTTCTGTTCCTACTGCCCGAAGCTACCGCTGCTGCAGATCCGCGTTTACCGCGATGAGGATTACATCAAGAAGATCGCCAACGAGGTCGATCTTTTCAACATCGAGCTACAGCAGACGGTCGAATACATCCGCAAGTATGGACAGAAGGAAGCGGCCTGATGCCCCGCGCCGTCGTCCAGATAAAAGCACAGGCCGACCGCAACTTGGTATCGCGCTGGGCTGCCAACGTGCCGCTCGGAACGTCTGTCGAGTTTCGCGCGCCGCGGCGGTCAACCGACCAGAACGCGCTCATGTGGAGCCTCCTGACGCAGATCAGCAAGCAGGTCGAATGGTTCGGCAAGAAGCGCTCGCCGGAAGATTGGAAGGATCTGAGCACAGCCGCGTTGCGCGGGGCCGAGTTCGTCCCAGGCATCACACCGGGCACCGTTGTTCCTCTCGGAATGCGCACCAGTCAGATGACCTCGGCCGAGATCAGCGAGCTGATCGAGAGCCTGTACGAATTCGGCGCCGAGCGTGGCGTTCACTTTCGGGAATTGGAGTTGGTATCGTGAGGCGCGAGTTCTCCAAATATGTCAAGCGTGAGGCGTTGAAGCGCGCTGACAAGAAGTGCGAGAGCTGCGGCGCGTTGTTCGGCGTCAAGTTTCACTTTGACCATGACATCGCAGACGGACTTGGCGGCGAGCCGACCCTGGAGAATTGCAAGGTGCTTTGCCATGCCTGCCACGACGAGAAGACCCGTAAGCATGACGTGCCGCTGATCGCGAAGGTCAAGCGTATCAGCGACAAGCACAACGGGATCTATGCGCCGAAGCAGAAGATTGCGTCACGCGGATTCGAGAAGCGCCCGCCACAGCGCACGGCATCTCGGCCGGTAGTGTGGCGCACATGAAGGATGAGCTCTAGACCCCTTTAAACATGGAGATTTTGATGACCATTAAGCCAACATTTCTAGTCACCGATATGGACTTTGCGCCGACCTACAACGACACGGGCGATTACGTGATGGAATACACCACTGAAAAGTCGGCCCTCAAGGCCGCGGCGGAGAAGCTCTTAAATTCTTGCGAGAGCGAAGTTTATGTTTGGAAGCTGTCTCATGTTCTGAGTGATCCGGAGATTGAACCCATCATCGACGTGGTGAAGTGATGGGGGACTCGCGCATCCAGCCCAAGGTCGCCAGACTCCTTATCCGTGCGGCGGGGCTTGCCCTACTCGCTTTCGCGATTTGGTTCACTTTCTGGGTCGCCGTTCCCATCATCTGCTTTGTTAGCCCGAGGTGCCACCTATGACCGGATACCGCGCCTTTGCCTATATCGCAGCCGGGCTCGTTGTCTTGTTCGTCCTGCTGAAAACCATTGAGAGGTTCGTGTGATGACGCCAGACGAAATCAATGATGTTCGCCACACCAGCCCAACCCAAAAAGCCGAGGCGGCTATACGCAAGGACGAGCGGGCGCTGGTCTTCAGCGAATTTTGCTCGCTCTATAAACCAAAAGAGGGATCGATGACTGAACAGCGGTGTTCTCCTGTCATCGTGGATGCGCTTGAAGCTGCGCGACATTATCTTGACGTGTTTCGCTCGCACCGCAAGGAGACACCCGGCCTTCGATACCCCTCAGAAGAGGCGCTATTCAACAGCGCTGCCACTTACGCTGATGGCTGCATCGAAGAAATAGACCGCGTGCTGGCCACCCTCCCCGATGCAGCGGCGACACCGCCACGCCTCACCTTGCCATCCGGCGCATCAGTAAGCGTAGCCGCTGCTTGCAAGGCCATAGATTTCTGCGACTGGCTCTCCGGCTATATCGGCCACGGTCCCGCAGTCCAGATTGATTCCGAGGGGATGGAATACATCCGAAGCAAGGTCCACCCGCTAATAGCTGAGATGGACGCGCGGTCTGATGGTGCTGCCCAACCATCGACGGAGGGCAAGTGATGGGCGTGGCCCCTCTTCCACCAAGAGTTCTTGGAACTCTGCTGGCACCGTTTTTGATCGTGGCGTGTGTCGTCATCATCATCGTTCTGGTGGTCGTATTATGAGCACCACATTTCCATCCCCGGAGAGCAAGTGATGTACAGGACCATGGACGAGAAAAAGCAGGTTCGCGATGACCTCGCGCCGCTCTTGAAGAGAATCGAGGCGCTGGAAGCAGAGGTAGCCAAGCTGCGCGAGGCCATAGCTCTCACGCGCCCCCACCGTGAGACCCCATGAATGTCCTCGACCTCTTCTCAGGAGAACGATCATGGTTAAGACCTATGACCCCGCTTGCTACGAATTGGCCGAACATTTCCTGCAAGACGAACCGTGCGTGGCTGATCCTGACCTGCATAAGAAGTACCTGCATAGCTTGGCTTTGGACATCCAGCAGGCGGTCGAGGACTGGTTCATTGACGTGCCCAGCGATCCTGTGTCCACACCGTCGAACCCGGAGACGAAGTAATGTCAGACATGAGATTGCCTTGGACTGTCCGCCCTCTCCGACATGATGACTGGGGTTGGATTCGCGACGCTGACGGCGAAACCGCCGCCCAAGCAAAGAACAGCAAGATCGGCAGCGATAAGTTTGACGAATACCGTCGTGACGGAATGGACCCTTACGAGGATCGAGCCAACTTCATCATCAAGGCCGTGAACAACCACGACGCGCTGGTGCAGGCTCTCAAAGAGATAGCCGAGTTGGGAGACGTGAGAGCCGACGAGGCTGGCATGGTCGCACGCCGGGCGCTCGATCGTGTGGGAACAGGGCGAGACCCCCAATGAGCCGCACCCTTATTTGGTGGTCAACTGGTGCCGCCAGCGCGGTCATGGCGCAGCTCGCGCTGTGGCGTCATCCTGACGGGATGATTGTGCGCTGTGAAACATCAAACGAAGACCCCGACAACTACCGCTTTGAAGCCGACATAATGCGGCTGCTCAACCGGACCATGACCCTGCTCAACTCAGATGAGTATGAAAACGTGTGGGATGTTTGGCAGAAGCGCCGCTATATGTCGGGGATTGCTGGGGCGCCTTGCACCGCAGCCATGAAGATTGCGCCCCGCTTGGCGTTCCAGAAGCCGACCGATACCCATGTGTTCGGCTACACGGCCGACGCCGAGGACGTAGACAGGTTCGAGCGGCTAAAGGCGAACTATCCAGAGCTTACCGTCCGCGTGCCGCTGATCGACCAAGGCGTGACTAAAGCCGCCTGCTTGGCCCTGGTAGAGCGCTGGGGCGTTGCCCTGCCTCGGTCCTATGCGATGGGCTTCCCCAACGCGAACTGCCTACAGACCGGCTGCGTGAAGGCTACGAGCCCGGATTACTGGTCGCTGTACCGGCACCACTTCCCTGAGAACTTCGCGCGGACAGCCGCATATGCCCGCGAGATCGGCTGCCGGCTGACTCGCATCAACGACGTGCGGATCTTCATTGACGAGATCCCAGCCGACTGGCCGATGACGAGCCCGATTGTGCCAGCGTGCGACTTCCTTTGCCACCTAGCCGAAATGGAGCCGGCATGATTAGCGAAGCCTACCGTTGCCCGTGTGGGGATTGGCAAGCAACCCCGATGTGGCTGTTCTGGAAGCCGCCATTCCGGCGCCCGCTTTATGCCTGGTGGAATATCGGCGGCGGGTTCGATGGGTGGGAATACGCGCTGTCTCCGTCAGAGGGTGCAAAAACACCGTGACACCCTCGTTTTCCGCAGGGGATCGCAAAAAGATCAGTCATTCACAAGCCGCACAGATTATAGGATTATTGCCTCGTGAGCACGCCAGCCACCGAAACACTTGAACGCGAACAGGACAAGCTCTGGGTCACCGACGCAGAGCTGATCCGTCGCATCGGCGTGCCGGAAAAGAAAGCACGAGAGGCAATTCGCATGCTTGAAGCAAAATCTGGATTCCCGAGGAAGCAAAAGCTTTGGGGGGATCGTCGATACTGGCCGGCGGTCAAGGGCTACATGGATAAGCAATACGGTGGGGGCTCGGTATGACACATCCGAAAATGACGGAAGCGCCTGGCCACATCTGGCGCAAGCACGTCAAGGGCTGGGAATGCCGCTGGCAGTGCCGCACCGATCTGATCGACAAGGGGTTCAAGCCAAAGAGCCAGCAGCTATTCGTCGGCGACGAGCCGAACGAAACCGAGATCGCGTTCATCCAAGATACGTGCCGGCGCCTACAGGATGAAATGCTGACGTTCAGCCGCGGCGGTTTGCCGGCTGTCACCGCGTTCAATGGCACATTGCGTTCGCTGATCAACTGCTACCAGACCGACCCGGATTCCCGATACCATAAGCTGCGCTTCAAGGTGCGGACGAACACCGACTACAAGCTGCGCCGCCTCGCCGAGTGGCACGGCGACGAGGATCTGGGAGACATCGGCGGCCGGACCATCATCGCCTGGTACAAGAAATGGACGGGCGATGGCGTGAAGCTAGCAACCGGGAAGGCCTATGTCGGGCAACTGCGGACGCTGTTCTCGTTTGGCCGGTCCCTACTTGGCGTCGAGGATTGCGTGCGCCTGGGCATGATCATGAGGGACTTCCGGGCCGAGGGCCGCGGGCCGCGGAGAAAGACGCTGACGGCAGAACAGGCAGACGCCGTTCGCTACAAGGCCCGGCTTCATTTCGGATGGTATTCGATGGCTCTCGGGCAGGCGTTCCAGTTCGAATGCACCTTGCGCCAAAAGGACATCATCGGCGAATGGGTGCCCCTTGACGAGCCCGGCCTGTCCGACGTTATCGACAAGTCGGAGAAGTGGATCCGCGGCATCGCATGGCAGGAGATCGACGAAAACCTGATCTTGCGCCACGTCACCAGCAAGAAGCAGAAGGAAACCACGGTCGATCTGAAACTGGCGCCGATGGTCCTTGAGGAACTGCGGGAACTGACTGGCGGCGAGCCGGTGGTGACGATCGACAAGGCCACCAAGAAGGTCACCGTCCATCGGCACCTGTTGCCGGCGTCAGGGCCGATCGTGATCTGCGATACCAACGGCCTGCCGTGGACCGACTGCGAATGGCGCAGGAAGTGGCGCAAGGTAGCAACCGCGGCTGGGGTGCCCAAGGACACATGGAACATGGACAGCCGCTCAGGAGCGATCACAGAGGCCATTGCGGCCGGGATGCCGATCGAGATGGTGCGCCACGCGGCGACGCACAGCGACGTTTCCCAGACCGCGGCCTATGACCGGGGCCAGGAAAAGGCGACCGCCAAGGTAATGCAGGCCCGGATCGATAGCCGGAAGAACAAAGAGACGACCCGATAACTGACTAATGACTGACTTGGAATCTAAGCTATTTCAATTGTTCGATAATTCCCGAGTGTTCGATCTTCTGGGAAGATCATTCGGACGTTGTTTAGCCTTAGCTAAGTCAGTCATCCCTACCGCAACCGGCCGCGTATAGCGGCTTATGGAGGAATGACGATGGCAATCACCTTGGATGATCTCAAAACCAAATCCAAGTTCCGCGGGACCATGTTTTTGGACATGGATCGCGGCGCCTATGAGAACCACTACCAGAGCGGAACCTATCCACGCCTGGTTGTCGTCAAGAGCGGCGGCCCGCGTATAGGCAAGACGCAGAAGAATTATACCACGTATTACGTGGATACCATGGAATGCCCTGATCTCGATGCGGTGCTGACGATGCTCAACGCCTCGCCCATCGTGAATATTGGTCCTGAGCGGACCCAGCCCGATGCTCAATAGGGAGCGCCAGAGATGATCTACGCCCAAATCAAGTCCGGCCGAAAGCTGCACCTGGCCTGCGAACCCGGAGAGGAACACCGCGGCGACATCGTTCGCGCCGGCTACCTTAGCCGCCCGATTTGCGGGCAGCGCATGGAAGGGAACTACCGGATGACCATCAATGTCCCGCTCGGCAACGCTTGCAAGAAATGCCGTGCGGCGCTCTCGAATGGGACGCGCGAGACCCCATGACCAGAGACAAATTTGAGCCGCTAGCCGACGCTCTTATGTGCCTTATGTTTCTTTTGTTGGGCATTTGTATTGGCGTCTACTGGTTCTGTTGACCGACCAACGGTAGGCCCCTCAAAAAAGAGAAGTGACCATGCCTAAGCGCGGAGAAGGAAAGGCAATCCGATGGATCAGAGCACATTCTGATTATCAGGACGATTGGTGCTTGCTTTGGCCGTTTGCTTCAAAGCTGCACGGGTACGGCCAGTTCGGGTACCTTGGCAAAGGCTACTACGCACATCGGTTTATGTGCGAGCTACGGCATGGCACGGCCCCGTCGCCTCAGCATGAGGCCGCTCATTCCTGCGGGCGTGGACACGATGGGTGTGTCAACCCGAACCATCTGTCATGGAAAACGAAGTCCGATAACCAGCTTGATTGCCGGCGGCACGGCACACAAGCAAAAAATCAGGTTGGCCGGATGGGCATCTTAAGCTTTGCCAAGGCTGCCGAAATCCGTCTCCTGAAGGGCGTAAAACTTCAGAGAGAGGTCGCCGAGCAATTCGGCGTATCCGAATCCACGATTAGCGACGTGTGGTTAGGGCGCACCTGGAGCAAGCCAAAGAAGATCAAAGAGTGGACGGCCGAGGAAGATTCTAGGATCAAGGAGGCCGTCAATCTCGGGTATAATTTCCCCAAGATCGCTGAATTTGTTGGCCGGCCAGTATCGGCCGTTATGAACAGGACCTATCGATTGGGACTCCGGTCTGGACAGCCACTAAAGAAGACGGTCAACCATTCATGAGCAGAGATGACCATGATGTTTAAACCCTACTTCTCGGAGTGGCTTGTCCGCCAATACTTCAGGGGCTGGTGGATTCTTGCCGTTGGCATAATCGCCGCAGTCTCACGCAGCTAAGCGACAACCACGAGACTACCACCGATGGACATGAATTTTCAGTGGAGCACTAGAGACGAGAAGCTGCTCGTTGTCGCCTATTGGTGGGAGCAGCAGAAGAAGCTTTGCTGTCTCTGCGGCGAGGAAATGGAGCCCTACAAGCGGCAGACCTCGCACAATCCCCGCGCCGCCACGGTCGAGCATCTTATCCCGCGTCGTGACGGGGGCCCGAATACGGCGGGTAATGTGCGGCTGGCTCATGCAGAATGCAATCATGCCCTTGGAGCTCTATGGGAAGAGAACCGCCATCGCATGGGGCTTGGCTTTGAGCCGATCGGTGCGAAGGAGGCTTTGGCGCGACGGAAAAAGCCGCGCGTTAAGCACGAACCGATCCCGACGTTCAATAAGCGGTCCAACTTCCCCAAGGAATCGCTGTACTACAATGCTTGGGTCAAGTGGCTGGATGAACAGGCCGCCAAGAAGGCCCGCGGCGTTGCGTGGTGTGCGCTGAATGCTGTCTCGCTTCCCCGTGGAGCTACCTTGCTGCCGCAGTATAGGGGCATTGTGGAGAAGCAGCTAAAGTCTCGCGTAGCACGGAAGATGACGGCCGAAGAAACGGCGCGTTGGCTTGCTGATCAGGGCATCAGAGGAGCCTAACCGTGCTGGCCAAGGAGGGCTAGACCCATGAGAGATATCGACGAGAAACCATATACGCCGGACGAAGCGCGGGTGGCTGCATTCTTCTTCGAACGGGGCATTGGTGGCGGCGACGACCCAATCGGGTCCATGATGGCCGGCTACGCCTTTCTGGTCGAGCAGCGCAACCAATTGCAGGTCGAACTGGACTACGCCCGCAAAACCGTTGCCGCACTCTCGCCATCTCCCTGAGACAGCTTGCGGGAGGGGGCAACGTGGGGTAGCGTCTGATCTTGTGCGAGGATCTAAAAATGCCAGATGAAGATATTCGCGTTACATTTCAAAAGTATGTAGCTGAACAACGCCTCCAGCCACCGGAGCCGCCAAGAGACGGCTGGCTGAAGCGCATCATGACAAGATGCCTCAACCGAATAACGCGAGGGGAATATAAGTTGGTCCGCGATCAGTGGGCTGATTATTAACTTACCATCCGTTGTTAAAGTCCCCGGTTCCTATTGCCTTGACCGATATAATCGAAATCTAGCCCAGCATTCTCAACGCCACCAGAATAGGTGTCGCGCCAGAAGGTGTGATACCAGCGGTTGGTGTTGCCGGAATTGAAGGTAATGAACTCGGCTGGAGCTACCGATCCCGTAACGGCAACCGCGCCATCGAACCAAGTCCGGTGGATTGTGGCCCAAGACGCGCTGGCGCGGCACGCGGCGATAAATCTCGATGTCGGAGAAGATACGAAGGCATAACTCAGCGACGCCGTTGTTCCTGTGAAGGCGTTCGATAGCGTGATCGTGGTGCCGTTGTTAGCCGTGATCTTGGTGCGCGCCGGCCAGCCTAGTCCATCGATATAATCGCCAACACTATAGCCGCGCGAGGCTGTAATCGTGTTGAGCCCATTGGTGACTGGTAGCCGATCCTCTGTCGGAGTGTATGACGATGGCTCGAATCCGCCCTCATATCCCTTAATTCGCTTGCCTTGCGCGACGACGGCGGTCGCCAACGTGGCCAGAACACTCAGATAGCCATCAATGGTGAATTGGCCTCCTTTGGCGACGTACTTGAACCCTTCCGAATAGGCCAGATACGCCGCCTCTTCCGCGGCTGCGTTGCCTGCTGCCGCGACAAAGGCCGCCACGTTTGTCGTCAGACTGTTAGCCGGCGTGCTGTCGTCATTGTTGGCGTAGCAGGCAAAATTCGCGAAATCGAAGTAGAACAGCGGCGTATGGCCTCCTGCAACAACGGAGTTGAAATTCGCGTTTCCGTTCAGCCGCACGTCGTTTGGCGCACCAGTTCCGTTCGAACTCTGCATTCCGAGGATGTATTCGATCTTCGGCCAAGATGCCCGAGGGAATGCCGCTTGGACATCCTGAATGGTCTGCACCGCCCGAATTGACGAGTAGGTGCTGACGTCGGAGCCCCCGCCACCAAAGGCCAAATAACCGCGCCATGCCTGATAGAGACATGAGATGTAAGGCCCCTGATTCCAAGTCTCATTGGAATGTTCGACGTACAGAGTGCAGCGGCTGTCCAGCGAACTGTACCCAACAGCACGTTGCGAGGATGCCGGGTTGATGATCACGTCGATATAGTTGACGGCAAAATTCGAGGCCGATGTGTAGTCGTTATCTGCCGAGTTCAACCCAATGGTTGGGAGGGTGATGTACAAATTGATTGGGTTCGTCGGGTTCAGCGCCATCAACTCATTGCAGAGCGCAGTCACGATCTCAGGCGGTACCCCGGCATTCAGCACACCGCCATTTGCCGTCATGATCCACGCACCAGTCACCCCGCTATTGGCCACCAGAGTGCTGTCATAGGTGAAGGTGCAGTATCCGCCCTGCGATATCGTATCTCCGTGATACTTCAGCCCTGGAGAATTGCCATCGTTCAGCACGACAGGCTTTACGCCCCGCGCGCCTACATTGAGCGTCAGATTGTTGACGGCATAGCCGGTGGTAAATGCACTAAAGCCGGTGGATGCAATACCAGTCAAGAAGGTAGTCGGGGTCGAACTAGCAACGACGGCGATCTTTCGGTCAATCTGCGTCATGCCAGTCGGGGTCGAATTGTTCGTCGAACTCGACATGATCAAAACGACATTGTCGCCGTTGGCGTAGCCATGCCCGGCCGCAGTCCCCAGCACCGTCGCAGCGCCCGGATTCGCGATCACATAGGTGAACTGAGTCGCACTGGTCACCGTGCATGTCGCGTTGGACTGATTGTAGCCAGATGGCGTGCAGCCGGCGATCGCCAGTTGGACGGTTGCGCCAACAGGAAGCCCATGTCCGGTAAGACCTCCGGAGGCCGCGACTGTGCCTGTGGCTACGCCCCCTGACCACGACAAGGCCGAGAGGTTCATCGTCAGCGGGTATTGGGCAAAAGAGGATTGCGTGAGATCGATAGTGACCTGCGCATCGGTCGCCACGCTGACGGCTTGGATGGGGATTCCGGCACGCAGAGCGTTCGCCAATATCGTGCGCGGGGTTACTTGTTCCCCATGCTGATAGGAGGCCGGCATTCCAGAAACGCCGCCAGGGTCCAATAGCCATTGACACGACGACGAACCCAGCGTGATGACGCTGTATTTAGGCTGTCCGTTGCCCCCCCAGTTTTCGAACCAGCTTGCGTAGGATGGCTGGTTGCGATGCTCGAACCGCACTACGTTGGTAGCGTTCGCCCCCATCAGGTCAAGCGCACGTACAGAGTGCGGATTCAAGGTAGCGTACTGCTCCTTGAACTTCCTTCGGAAGATCAATCCGGCTTGCTTGTCGGTCAGATCATCGGCCCGATAGAACTCCAAGTTCGTCAGGTAGGGCGTGCCGCCAGTGCTGTCTTGGATCAGGCGAATCAGCGCCGGGCCATTGGTGCCACTACCGCTGATGACCACCACCGCGTTCTGGCCCGCTTGGTTTGTCCAACTATCTCCAACCCGGGTATAAGTACCTGATGTGTTACCAAGCGGCGTCGTGTTGTCCTGCGTCCATGTGAGGCCAACGCCATTGTCGTTGATGGTGACGGTACCGTTACCCTGCCACGTCAGGACCCATGCGCCAGAATAGTCGGTCGTAGCAGGGATACGGATACCATTCCCCATAGCCTCCGTATTGACCCCGGTGCCTCCAGAAGTGTCCTTGTTGACCCATCCGTTAGCATCAACGCTTTGCGTCAGATTAAAGCTCGTCCAATCACCACTGGTCGGTGCCCACTGAAAGTCAGCCTGCTTGCAGTGGTCGATGAACATATAGGAAAAAGTATCAGGCCCCGGCGTGTTGATGGAGGACCGGTTAGCCTCATTAAATGAGGATGCGAATATCGGGAACCAGCCTGCCACTTCTATCCCTGCTTCAGCGCGTGAATTAGCGCGCCGTTTGCGTCACCCGCGCCAGTTGACATGGTAGGTGTATAAGTCCCGGTTGCAGATAGAATCCGGTACCCGAAATACATGAAACTTCCCGACGCCGCGACTTGCGTAAATCCACCCGATCCCGTCGTGGGGTCCGATGTTCCGCCCATCTTGTAGACCACAAATGCGGTATCGTTGGCATTAGTGGTTGTAATCGATATTGGGTCCGACCCAGCCAGTTGAACGGTACCGTCGAACAAGGCCGAAGAGGAGTTAGTAACGGAGATGACGATAGCGGTCGAGAAGGCCGCGAATGCCGGGGTTACCGTGATCGTATAAGCCCCCGCCGTTGGCGCAAGGGCGTAATAGTAGCCAACGCCGCTCTGTACAGCGTTAGATCCAACAGTAAAGGTGAGACTTCCCGCACCCGTAGCGGTTGGCGCGGTGGAAAGACTGCCAGAGTTACTGGTAAACCCCAGAACTATTACGGCGTTTGCTGTTAGCGTTGTTATGCCAACAGTAAACGAGGCGGCTGAAGAAGTCGCGCTCCCAGTAGCCTCCACCGTTTGAGTATTCCCGGCAGCAGCCGCATCCAGCGCGCCACGACCGACAATCATCCCCTTACGGAGTACCCACATTTAGGTAAAATTCCCAATTCCGATACAGGAAACGTTCGCCCCGGTGGTGACCTTCCAAGCTCCAGAGACTGAAATCATCCCAAGAGGGATAAAAAACGGCACAAGATTGGAAACGCTGGACGCGCCCCCCACAAAGAGAGGGATTGATGTTGCATTGTCTAAAAGGGTAATAACGCCGGGGGTCGTAGTTGCCGGAATAACGAGAATTCCAGAGATGTAATCGCCAGTGGCACCCGTAGCTCCGAGAACCTGAGCGGTTTGGGATGCCGCGACCGTCTCATATTCACCAGCTCCGAAGTTTGTGAGCGGCGTGTTGGCTACTGGAATAACTGTTCCAGATGCCACGCCCTGTACCGACAGAACAACGGCAGAAGGCGTCCCAGCGGTTCCCGTCGGGATGATGCCGGGGCTGTCCGTAGCAAGAGCTACGCGAGGAACAGTAGCACCGTTAGCTCCAGATCCAAATGCAACAGGTGCCCCAGCAGTATTTGCTGCAACGCGAACGGGTATCCATGTCGTTGGCGTAACGGTGTCATCAACATAAAATGCCAACTCAACCGTTTCTCCGGAAGTTGTCGTTACCGTTTGATAAATGACGCCAGCGGCCATGTGCCCGCCCCCTTAAAAAATGATTGTGAAGTGAGGAAGTTCTTCTGACGCTGGAGGCGACCCGCCGGCACTAGCCGTTTTCTCGATAGCGAGAGAAAGCCCGAGGCCCATCATGGCCTTGAAGGCAGCAATCCAGATCATGTGCCATTCCCCGGCGTGAAGAACACGATCGGCGTCCCGGCCGTGCATATTGAAGCCGCGTGCGTCGTCCCTTCTGGGACGGTAAAGCCGGCAGTCTCGCCGGCTCCGATCGGCATTGACCCCGGTGTGGCACCTGAAGGAACAGTCGCGACCACGGTTGAATCGCCAAAGTTGACATAGGCGATATTCGTGGCGTCGATGTTCTTGACCCGGATCTGCATGGCGGATGACGGCTTTGTCAGCAAAACCCGCGCTGTCGTCACCGCAGATGTGATCGATGTGGTGCCCTGCGCCTTTGGCGTAAACAGATTCGTTCCGGACATGCTAACCTCTCGTTGGTTTCTGTACTTTTATGTGCGTCGAATCTGATTTGTATAGGGTCAGTGCGGCGGGGTCCGCAAAATGCGCCTCATATCCTCTTTCAATTCGGTCACGGCTGCCTTGAAGGTCTCTCCCATCCGGTCGATGGCCTTCTCAAAGTCAGGTATCTTGACGTAATTGTCTCGGCCGTAGATTTCGACCTCGCGAAGCTTCTTCTCAACATCGGCTGTATATTGTCGCATGGCAGCGCCTACCTCTCCGAAGTGTTGGTCTTGCGTGCGCTGGCGTTCCTCAAATTCTTCCTCAAGCTTTTCGAGCTTCCCTAATAATTCGTCGCGCTCTTGCTCGATCTCTCCCTGGATTTCCGACCTCATTTGCTCAACGGCCCGGCCGAGTTTGAATGCTCCTAAAATCCAGGTAGCCAAAAACCCAAGAGCCCCCAGCCCCAGCGTCACCCATTGATAAGCCGTCATCCCGTTAATCTCCTAGCTACCGCCGTTCGCTAGGATATTCCCAGCCTGGGCTCGGTTTACGCCGAACTCGGGTTAGATCCGTCGCGCTGGGTGCAACCGGCGCGGCGGGTCGCCTTGTCACTTCAGCCGTGCTTTGAGCGATCGAACCTGGTCCTCAAGATCGCCGACGAAGTTCTCGGCGCCCTTGTACCAGCGCGTCACAGGGTCTTTGCAGAACCAGATCAGTGCGCCACCGGCCACAAAGCTGAGTGCTCCTGAGATCATCCATGTGGTCATAACTACCTCCTGAAAGCTTTTGATGCGATGACGAGAGCCGCGCTAGGCGGCCCGACGTAGAACAACGCCTTAAGGATCTCGTGCTCTGTATCCTCGAATTTGCCGGGTAACGTTGCGATTTTCCACGAGCCCACAACATGCTGCTGCCATTCCAGCCACGGCAGGACGTACCATTTCATGGTCGGGATGAGATGCCAGCTTGTCGAATCCATCACGACCATTACGACGTGAAAGGCAAATGCCATAGCAATGATAAACCCGGCGATGCCAAATGGTCCCCATGACCCCTGCGATTTCTGCACGCCGGCCCGTTGGGCGCCAGCGGTGTTTGCCCCACTGACCATCGTGCCGGCAAGCTGGTTGCCGGAGTCGTTCTCGTTCTTGTAGCGCGTGGTATTATCGGCGTGGATGTCCGTCACCACCTTGCCGGCAGTGCCGAGAAGCATATTCAAGCCGCCAAGTACGAGGTCTAAAATCCACTTCATGGCTTGGCTGCCATGTTCTGGATCGTCTCATCCTTTTGCTTGCTGCTGCTGGACGATCCAACCCAATAATTCACGACGCCCGCCGCAAGGGTTGACCATGCACCTAGCAGGAAGAGAACTACCGACTCCTTCACACCGGACAGTTCAGGCTTCATCGCGAGGAACGAGAAGCCGGCGAATCCGACAAGAACAATGACCGAAATTATCGTTGGAGCGATGGGCGTCGGCATCTAATTGCCCCCGAAAATGCTGGTAAGTCGTTCCCAGAAGGACGGTGGCGCCGGTTTGATTTCGGTCGGAGCGGGCGGCTTCGGGGCATCCGAGAAATACGGCCACACGTTGACGCGGTATCCCTTGCCATACCGCGGCTTATTGTTCTCGACCGGAAACACGAGGACAGAGCCGTCAGTGTTGGAATATTTCCCCATCTTGAAAAGCGCCTGCTCTTTCCGGCGCCGCTCGGTGATCTCGGGCGGCTTCGTGTAAAGCATGATCGCTTCGCCGATCTGATCCAGCGAACGCCCGGTGCAAAGCTTTCGCAGATTACCGGGGCCAAAATTGTAGCAGAGCGATGTGAGAGCATCGTACTGGTACTGCGTCAGGCTGAGATGGAGATCATCCACCGCTTTGGTGTACTGCTTGATCTTGCGCTTGAAGAGGTCAATTGCCTGCTGAAGTGTCAGCTTCCCAACGGTGCGGGGGTCTATGTCATCCGATTTTGTCTGCCCGACTCCGATAGTCCAGACCCCCACGGAATCAAGGTATGGCTCAAGACAAATGCCCTCATGAGACATGATCTCGATCAGTCCGCGGGTTGAAATTTCCGTCATGGAAGCACCGAAACCTCCTTAGATTTCAGCACTTTTACCCGCGGCAAAATTGATTTGTATAGGGGCTACTCAGCCCATGCCTGTACGGCGAGATTAAAGCCGTAGGCTCCAGAATTTGGCCAAGACCCCGTAGTGTTTCGGGTCCAGCAATATTCGATCTTGCCATTAACGACAGGCACCCATGTTGCCATCGCCGCCCGCTGGCCGCCGCCAAGAATGACGCCGCTAACCGTATTCACCTGGAAAATGGTCTGACCGATAAAATTGGCAGTGCTGCATGAGATGCGGGTATCGCCCGGCGCGCGAAAGATGATCCCCGCGCTGTCGGTTTCCGGTGCCGAATTGCCGCTTGAGATGATGACCAGACCAGCAAGGAAGGCGGCTTTTGCCGTCACCCCGACATTCCAAGGCGCTGCGGTCAAATCCACTTCCTGCCATGTGTCCGCTGGAGGGCCTGACGGTGGCGAGTTCGACGAGATCACAAACACCGGGCCAATATACTGGCGCGGCGGCCCAGTGTTGACATGAAACGTGCTGACTGTTTCCCAAGTTGGTCCGATAGTGGTTTGCGCACTGGCCTGCCCAGCCAGCAACATCAATGCAACTATAAGAAATACCTTGACCTGTTCCATCTCGCCCGAGTCTATGATGATGAATTACCGAACGCAAGTGCAGGTTGTGAGTATCCTGTTAAACTACTGACTTGAATCAACTTTTAGTGGACGCGCGTTGCTCTGATCTGGCCATAGACGCTGCAGGTATTGGTCGCGAATGCCGCCTGGGCGACAGCATAAACCGTCGTCGTTCCGGAAAGGCTCATGCGAACCGGACCACCTTTCAGGACGAAAGTGTTATTCGCGGAGAATGCTGTAAAGCTGGTGAAATTTTCGACAGTGTAGTTGCCAGCCGTTGCATTGAGCGTGGCCGATGTCGTGCTGATACTGCCGATCAGGTTGGTGACGGTCGTCGCCGCGTTGCCAGTGAAATCATAATCGGCGGTAACGTCCCATTCACCAGCCGTGAGACTGATAGACGTTATGTTGGCCGGTGTGCCCGTCGAGAGCCCAACGGCGGACGCAAATAAAATGGTTGACGAGATGCCTTCGCCGATATTCCCCGCTGTCGCCACAGTGTTTGTGCTGACGCCGGGGATTTGACCGCGGCTGACGGTCACTCCGGAAATCTGCAGCACATTGCCGGTGCCGGCGCTGTCAAACGTCTTGTTGGTGAGAACGTCAGTGGTAGCCTTGCCAACCAGAGTATCGGTCGCGGCGGGAAGCGTGAGTGTGCCAGACGCTATGGCAGTCGCGTCCAGGATCGTTGACCCGCTGGTAGTGCCGGCAACCTTCAGCCGGCCGACCGCGCCGGCAGAGCCGAACGTCTTTACTCCGGTAAAAGTATCGGTGCTAGCTCTGCCTACCAGCGTATCGGTCGCGGCCGGACCAGTAAGCACCGTGCCATCGATCAGCGTCAGAGTTGCCGAAGTGGCCGGGGCCGTAATCGTAACCTTGTTGTAGGAGGTCGCTGTTGCGACACCCAAAATCGGTACAGTAAATGTCGGGCCGTCAGCCCTCGCTACTGCGCCCGTCCCCGTGTTGGCGGTAGCGGCAACACCATTGATAGAAAACGAATTGCCAGTGCCCGCCGTATCAAACGTCTTATTCGTCAGCGTGTCCGTGGTGGCCTTGCCAACGAGTGTATCAGTCGCCACGGGCAATGTGAGTGTGCGCGTGCCAAGCGCGCCCGTTGGCGGCGTCAGCGTGATTGAACCGCTGGTGGCATTCAGAAAGATGGCAGTTCCAGCCGTGGTGCCCGCAACGCCTATGGTAACCGGAGCGGTAACGGTTAGAGGGCCTGCCAGAATAGGCGGGTTTAGTCCTACATCCTGATCGTCAAACAATGCATCGGCATCGGTTGGATCGATCAACGTTCCGAAAACCGGATTGGAGAATGAGTTGCTGACTCTTGCAAAGACGCCGGTTGTTGCACTTCTGGGCATTATCAGGCTCCGGCGAAAATGATGTAATTAGTGACGATGGTCGGCTGCACGTTCGAATGCGCGCCGGCACCAGTGTTATTGGAAGTTACGGAAATCGAGTTGCTGCCTGTCGAATTAAGCAGACTAAGAGCGCCGCCAGATCCAGTGTCTGACGCCGTAACCTGAGTGCCGCCGCCAACCGCAGACCCAGGATTGGGTCCGTTCACTACTTTCTGTGCAGTCGTAACGGTAATAGCCTGTGCGGCATTTACCGAGGTAATGCCGGTTGGCAGATGGGCAAGCGCAAGCGTTACGACTTGCCCGCCAGAGGCAGCATTTACAGCGCCCAGCGTTTCACCGTCAGGCGTCATTGTCGAACCAGTTAAGCGACTAGCGGCAGAACCTCCCATGTTGTCCTTGCCAGCGGGCACGCGGCCGCGCATATCCGGCATGGTGAACGTGGTTGAGCCGTTACCGTTGGTGAAAAGCGTGTTGCCGCCAGTAATCTCCGCAGAAATGAACGTCCATAGGTCTGGATAGTCTGCCCGTAATAGAGTCTGCCCATAACATAGCAGCCATTTCGTCGGGGCGGTCAGCCCGGACCATGGAAGCGGTCCAAGCCCGATCGGGAGCAAAGGAGCCCCGCCCACTGTGAAGGCTCCGGAGACGGCCAACGTCCCGGTCACCGAAGCGCCGGTTGTAGTAACTTCGACCGTATCGACGGAGCCGCCGAAAATCACCTGCGTATCCGAAGCGGTGCGTCGGATACCAGTATTGGGATCATTCAGATAGACAAAGCCAGTATTGGCCAGAGGCAGAACCGCTGTCATACCGCCCTGCCCGTCACGTGCGAGCGATCCCGTCAGGGCGGTTGCGATATCGGAGAAATCGGAATTCACCGCAGCCGACGAAATCGCCGTGTTGGGGATGAATGCCGCTTCTGGCAAGGAATATGACCCGGAACCGTTGCGCGGCATCTATCGAATCCCTCGAATTTGGGCTATATTGGCCGGATGCTCTGGAAACTGTTTCAAATCTGCGTCTTTCTCTCGGTCATGTTTACGGGCGTCTATTACGAATGGACCCCAAACGCCTTTGTTCTTTCCATGGTCGCGTTCATCATCACCCTTCTCGCGACCGTGCTATTGGCGTGGACCCTCCAAAGCCTGCGTTCGGTTTTGCAGAAGCGCTCGCGCGATAGCCTCCCGAACCGAAGGCGCGTTTCTTAGCTGGTGTGTCATCAGTTGATTGCCGAGATAGGCTTGTGCCGGCCGCGACATCAGCGCCCTTCCGATGGTCGCCGTTACCGGCAACATGGCAACGTTGGTCAGATTGAGCCGCTGCGCTGTTCCTGAATTTGGAAGCTGGGCCATGACACCAGCGCCTGCCCTCGCCAATTCGGAGAATGGGCCTTGGCCTCTGGCGTATGCCCCGCGATTTTCGGCCGAAACCGTGTTCCTGAGAGCGGAAGGCGGTATTTGACCTTCCGTTATAGCTTCGCCGGCCTTGGAGGCTGTTTTCTCAATGGTTCGCTGTGCGCCATACTCACGTCGTGCCGCCTGCCATGCTTCACGATCAGCGGGGCTAATCGACCGGCCCATTGCGTTATCGAGAGCGTTTCGCATATCCCGCAACGCATTCGAAAGCGTCGGATCACTCTGGCGCAATGAATTAGCCTGCGTTGAAAGACGCGACCGCATTTCCTGATATTGCGGACCCGGCATAGACCCCTGGTTCACATGCTCGATGATATCGTCAAGATATCCCTGCACCATCTGCCGTTGCTGGGAATCCGGAACACGCCGATAGTTCCGAGCCGCCTCGGTTAGATCCGTGATGAACTGATTATCAGGCGTCAGATTATTTGCGGCCGAAAGTCGCTCGAATTCATTGCCGAGCCGGGCCTGATTTGCGGCCAGAACTTCCGGTGTGGCGCTCTCAAGGCCCTGCCCGGCGCGTCGCATAGCCGCTTCCGTGAATTGCTCTTGACCGCGCTGCATGATGTTTGCAGCGCCTTGCCCGGCGCCGGGGGCATTGCCAAGCATGTCCTCGGCATATTTAAGGGCCTTGTTGCCGGTCCTCTGTCCCGCCGTCAGGGACGTAACACCTTCATCGGCGAGAACGTCCACAAGACGCTGCCGTGCCGCTGAAGTGGGGATAGGCGTGACCGCCCGGCCAACTGCAGTCGGCGCAAGACCCCCACCCAGCGCACCCACAATCCGCGCGTAAGGCTCGGCCTTGGTGCCTTCCGTGGCTTGCCCCGCAGCTTCGCTGGCGAGGCCGGATATCGCTCCAGTCGCGACGTTCCGCGCTACGCCGCCCGGACCTATGAGAGAACCGGGGATGAATTCGGCAGCCCTTTCGGCATACTTTCCTGCGCGGGTTTGCGGCTTGTAGAACTCTCCGGTCTGTTCCTCGATTTTTGACTGGATGTCGGCAGATGTCGGCCCCTCTGCGATCCCCCGAGCAGGAGTCATCTTGGCTGCCCGAGATGCCACATTCTTCACGGTTTCAATCGTCTCAGGCGAAAGACCTGCTTTGCCGCCAAGGTAGTCGGCCCCCTTGCTCAGAAGATTGCGGACATCGCCGCCCGCGCCTGCAATGCCAACAGCGCCTTTTGCCAACCCGATGCCGCCAGATTTCGCGATATCCTCAGCCATTGACGGTTGGTCCACAACAAACCCCGGCGGCAGCGCTGGTGCACTGTTCTGCTCGTCTAGAACGAAGCCGGGCGGGAGGTTGGTCATTGCACCGGCACCCACTGGCCGTCCTTAAGCATGATTTTTTCACCAGTCTTAGGGTTGGTTGCGGTCTGACCTTGAACTGGAGTCTTGGCCGGCGTTACTGCAGGCTTTGCAGCCTCAGCCCCAGCGCCCGCTTTCTGCAGGAAGCTGGTATCTGCGGTCGAAAGCGGCGCTCCGAGTTTTTCAATTTCCTGATTGACCTCAATCGAATCGGGGATACCGCCATTTTTCTTGGCATTGTCGCGATAAATCTGCGCGGCCTTGCGATCATACTCATCTAGCGAACGGCTGATATTGATTGACCGCTGCAACGCTTCTGGCGACATCGCGATATTCGGAATGGCCTTGGCGAATAGCTCGCGCTCAACGTTGGAAACCGCCCCCTGACCTTTTGGCTGGGCATGGATGGCGATTTGCTGCTGCAGTTGCTTGAAGACTTCGGCATCTGGGACGCCTTCGCCCGCAGAAAGGCCGAGGTCTTTCAGATACCTGCCCGCAGTCAATTTCATCTCAGCCGTGGCGCCCGGAGTAAACCCCTTGGACGCTTGCTCCATCTGATCCCAGATCGGGGAGCGCTTTACCGCGCTGCGCGAGGCTTCCTGCACAGCCTGGAAGTCCTCTACGGCTTTCGCCTGCATGGCCTTGGTGCCAGCTTGGGCCGTGTTCAAATTGATATTGGTCCCCGGAGGCGAGAAGATCGGCTTGCCATTGTCATCAATGCCGGCGGACATCCCTTCCGGAACGTTCCATTCCTTGCGTTGCTCTGGCGTCATCGGTTTGACACCGCGGCCGGTATCGCGGATCGGTTCGGCAGTCCCGGTCCTTGCATTGGTCCGATAGATGTTATCTCCGGCCGTCTTAAATTCGTATTTCGGAAGATCAGAGGCCGCCATCGCCTGCGTCATCAACTGCGTGCCGAGCGCTTTCACGGTCGGGTTGCGAGACGTTAGCATTTGCGCGATCTGCGCTTTCTTCTCGTCAGGAACGCCAGACAATAGACCCGGAGCGGTTGAAACAGCCGGGGGCTTGGCAGCAGCAGAGACATCGGTCGGAGCGCCAGCGGGTGCCGTCAGGGCCGCGGCAACCTGCGGAGCGGCCGAAGGAGGTGCGGCTTGCGGGACCGCTGCAGGACGGCCGTTCTCGACTTCCGACATCGCCGCGATCAGTCGCGGCCGCATTTCCGGTGTGATCGGATCGTTTGGCCCGATGCCGAGCTTTTTTGCGACCGTTGCGGCATAGGCAGCCGAGTTGTTTTCACCCTGCGGCGCCCAGCGCCCAATGATCCCTGCCGGCGTATTGAGTCCGTATTTGCTCTCGTAAGTATCCAGCAGCTTGCTCGCCGCTGCCGTGCCCTGTTCGGGGGTTTCGAACCGTGCGAAACGGCCATCAGAGCCGACAAAGCCGGGCTGGCTTTTCGTGAAATCCCCCGCCTCGATGTTCAACGGGTTGTTGTTGCGAAGGCCGCGCGGAAGCGAAGCGTCTGGTGCAACAGGTGCTGCAGCCGGCGCCGTTATGCCGGGCCGGAACGTGGTAGGCGCGGGAGGAGCCGCGGGCGGCGTTGGATAGGAAGTCTGATCCGGGGCTGTAGGAGCCGCCATGGCCGGCGCTGATGCAGAGCCAGAACCGCCTGAGAGCAGCGCCGCTAGCTTCTGAAATCCGCCCTCCGGGGCTGCGGTCGCCGCTGCAGGAGCAGGCAACCCAAGCGTTGCGTAGAGGTCAGCTTTCCCCTGCTCCTTTTCGGCCCTCCGCTCGTTATCCAGTTTTGAAAGCTGGTAGCCACCAAGCAGGGATTCGGCCATGTTGCCGAGCCCTTCCGCCCAATGACGGATAGGAGGCTTGTCACCTGCCAGAAGCTTCTGCGCCATGGCGTAGCGCCGAGCTTGGGTGGCTTCGTCGTACTGAGAACTATCGGCCATCGCTGTCTCCCGATGCCCGAGCGAACTCCCCATCAGGCTCATAAGTGAGCAACTCTTTCAGTCGTTCTACTGTCAGAGTAGTGGCCACTATGCAGCCCTCCCGAGCGCCATCAAGCCACCGGGCACCGCTGCGTAATTGACAGCCATCCGGTTACCCATCGCAGGAACGCGCGTCACGGCCTCCGGATAGACTTGCGCGACTTCCTGCGCCATGAAGCCGCGGTTGCCCTTCCCGCCGCCGAATTCCGGCTTGTAATCGAAGTCGATCACATGAAGGCCGTCCGAGCGCTCGCCGACGACTTCGATGTTTTCCTTGGTGTCGATATCCGACATCGCCCAACCGCCAAGGGCCGTGCTGCCGAGCTTGAACAGGCCGTTTGTGAGAGCCTGCTGATTGGCAAGTTGCCCCTGATACCCGACGTTCTGCTGGTTCAGGCTCTGCTGATTTGCCCCGATCACATCGGTAGGCGCAACGCCAGGCGTCGGCGTGTTCGTAAAGCCGGGCTGCGAAACCTGAGAGCCCGACAGCAGCGCGGAAATCTCGTTGATCGGCTGGTTACGCTCGGTCAATGCTTCCTGTGCGCCCTGCCCGCGGCCGCTCAAATAAAGCTGGTTATAGGCGTCGTTTTTCTGCTGAGAGAATTGGGTGTGAGCGTCATTCCATGCGGTAGAACCGGGCCGAATACCCTTGTTAATCAGGCTGGTATCGAGCGCCGCCCCTTCGCGGGCAAATTGCGGGTCGAGCCGGGCCGATCCAAGTTTAGCGATCTTGTCCTCGGTCGCCGTGTTCAGATTGACCGGAGAGTTCAGTAATGCGCCAATCTTGGCCGACTGCTGATTGCCGATGTCGGCAAGGTTGCCTTGGGTAACGAGGCCCTTGTTATAGAGGTTCTGCTGATCGGCAGAAAGCGCGGTGGTCGCCTCAAACCGCGGCGTCCCGTCTGACCATGTGCCGATCTGCTTATAACTCAGCGTGCCCTGCGGCGTAACTTGGTTGGTCGCGTTCAGGCCATACTGAGCGACCGCAGTTTCCTTGTTGGATTGCGACTGTGCGGCGGCGGTTTTCGCGGGATCGGGAGCGGCGGGAGCTTGCGGAGTATCCACCTATAGCCTCCATCGTCGCCGGAATGACGGCAAGTCATCCCGAACAAGCGAATAAACGAAGGCATCCTCTCGACCGTAGTATCTACGTGATTTGCCTTCGAACGCAAACCCAAGACGTGGGGCAAGTTTCTTGACGACATCATTACTTGTCGCGGTGTGGATCTGAATCCGATCAGCCTTTAACTGGTCGAACACGTAATGGAGAATGGCCCGCCAGAGCCCACGATGCGTCACCCCATGGCCTGCAAGGGAAAGTTCGATCGAGGTGCCGTTAAAGCCCGTGAAGACAAAGCCGCCGGTTATCCGACCCTCATGGATCGTGCCAAATGCGGTATAAGGCGGATGAAACGGCTTCCCCGTGAAGGAAGAAACCCAATTGGCAACGGCCTCATCATGACCAAGGAGGATCATACGATTGCCCCCTTCTCCATCACCACGTCAAAGGCATTTACCTGGAGAACGATTTCATCCGCGATCGGCAATTCCCATGTCGAGGTGCCCCACGCCGAGGTTCCCCATACGGCGGCGTCGCCTTGTAGATCCGGCTCGATATCCACGGCCAACCGAACTGACGCGCAATACCCGATCCCATCCACCGAATCCCAATTGGCCTTGGTCCTGACATCCCCGCTCCAGAGCCCCTGATCCCACAACGCGACATCCCACAAGGACGCCGCCGTGATTTGGGTTGACGGGACGGAAAGCGGCGCGTCGTCGCGGAAATCCACGTTTAGGGCAAGTCCGGGATTGACCTGGCCGTCCGTGGTCAACTGCGGCCGGCACATGGTCCAGCGCTTTTGATTTCCCCGCATCCCGTAGTAATTATAGGCCGTCATCATGTCGGCGCTTAGCGTGTTGGCAGCGTCCGTTCCTGATGTGTCGGCCTTGTAGACAATCCCGTCATTTCCTCCGAAATACAGATCCTCGTTCAACAGTTCCCAGCAATTGGCTTTCATTCCAATAAACCGGCACCACGCCCCAGAGAGCGTGTTCATGACGTACTGAACCTGGTCGTTATTTTCCTCGATCGGGATATTGAGGATCGCCCGCGTCCCCCGTGGATAAGAGATCAACTGCCAGCCGAAATTATCCCGGTAGAGCCGCGCCGACTGGTTCATGACCCGCTGAATGCGCTCGGTCAGCGATACCTTTACAACAGCAGCACGCTCAAAGATCATCGCCTTTGAAAGTGGAATAACACCATCGATGCAGATCAGCGCGATGTCTGCTCCGACCCGTGTCAGGCAGCGGCGCCCGATTGGCGCCCCCATGTCGAACACACCAACCAGCGCCCATGTGTTGGCCGATGAAGGATCTGTACCCTGATAGATGGCACATTGTCCCATCGATGACATGAACACGGCATAATCGTCAGGACCGTTGCCGGCATCGATCGACCATGTTCCCATGGCCATCAGGAACCCGCCCTTGGTAAAGAGGCCCCCGAGGGGAAATATGCTTGCCGCGCCCTGGATCGAATCAACCGGAAGATAGGCTACGTCGGACGACCCGATCAGCGTGAACCAAAGGCGGTTCTTGAATGCGTTCACACCGATGATGTCGGACGCCGTTATCCCTGTGATTACGGCCGCATGGAAGTGGCCGGGATGGCCGTCATAGTAATGAGGATCATCCGCTCCATTCACCATGTAGAGGAAATTCCCTCCCGTGGTGGCAAAGTTCACATACTGCCAGCGGTTGTTGGTGAAGCCTGATTGGATCAAAGTCCCAACAGCATTCGAGGTCACATCATAGATGGCGCCATTCGATGCCGCAAACATGGTCCGCGTCGTCAGCCCGTTATAGGTTGCGAGCGTCTCAATCGGTTCGGATGTGCATGGCGCATGGATGATGTAGCCCTTGCGAACTTCGATCCAGTCCGGCTGCGGAAACCAGTTGTCCATCCGAACGGCGCGCTTTGGCGACATCGACGCAATCGGAGAAACTGCATCCCAGCCCTCGATTGGCGCCGGCTGGGATGCGCCTGACGAAACCTGCGGCCCGCCGAGCTTGCCGATGGCGGTGCGGTTTTTCATGAGAGCGGTAAGGCGCATCAATTCCCCGGGAAGTTGCCGTCTTGCACGTTTCCAGTCGTGATGAGGTAAGGCTGCTTCCTGCGGCCCATCTGTAGGTCTGGCATACCGCCGTCCCGCGCCTTTTCACGGTTCACGAAATCGAGGCACTCTTGTTGCATCGCTCCATAATCAAAGCCTTTTATTTGCCAGAAGCGCCATTTCACCCCGAGGATGAACATCTGATCGTTCAATAGCGGAATATCAGTGTCGGCCGTGAACTTGTTGCCGAACGTGCCGTCGATGTGCTGGACCCAGCCATCGTTGATGTATTCGAACACCAAGGCATCCGGCGTGCTCGCGCTTGTCGGAGGCGGCCATAGCCGAAATACGGTTGGCCTTACGCCGATTTGCCTCCAGCGAAGCCGCGGGCCTGTCGTGACGATGCCGGATCTCTGCCACTGGTCGAACTGCGGAGACTGAGGCCCGACCAGCATCCAGTGATTGGTTCGGTCCCACCATGTATGCGAGATGTAATGATCGAAATCAGAGGGGATCGTGTAGGTATCCCGGGCAAAGATCAGAGAAGTTCCTACGGCGGTAGCCGTCGATTCCATTTCCAGTTCGAGCGTGGTCGCATCGGTGATGGAAAGCACCCTTTGCGCCGCTGGCTGGCCGTCCCCGGAAACCGAATAGGCTCCAGCCGCTATCCCTGCCGTGGTCGTGTTGCTGACCGTGGTCGAGCCCTCAACCACATCCCCGGTCACCGTGATCGGCGTTTGCAGGTTGACAATGTGTTCACCGCTCAGCGCCGTCCAGTCCTTGGACCGATAGAGTTCGTTGCCGTCGCGGTTCACCAGGGCGAGCAGTTGGATAACCTGCAAGTCCTGTGAACCGACAACGGTGGCCGGCGCGTTCAGGCCGAGTTCCTGACATGCCGTCTGGACGATCTCCAACAGCGTGAGCGGCGTTCCCATTATCGCCCCTTACGCAGAGAGATTGACAGCCCAGGCAGTGGAACTGATCTTGTAGAACAAGGCGCCCTTGTTCTGCGCGAGGTCAAACTTCGCATCGGTCGCGGCGCCCTGAATAGATCCCCCAACCGGTGGAAATATCACTGCCGTAGTAGACGTGGCAGTGAACAGGAAGTAAGGGCCAGCGCCTGCCGGCACGGTCGGCAAAAGGAACGCCGTCGCGCCGCCCGCGGTCGTCAGAACCGTAAAGTTCGTCGTGATCGGGGTAGCGGTAGCCTGTGCCGTGCCAACGCCGGTTTTGGCCGAGGGAAGATTGCCAACCAGGCCGGACAGCTTCGGAGCCATGCCGAGGCCGATAAGTTCACCAGACGACGCCATTTATTCTCTCCTTGCTATGCGGCCTCGCCGCGCTTCTTTGCTGTTGCTTCCGTGAGTGCCGCTTCAAGCGCCTTGATGCGCTCCTTGTCCGCCGCGCGATCGGCTTCCATCTGGTCAACCTTGGCGGAGAGCTGGGCAAAGCCCCTGCCGCTGTTGGCTGCCTTCAGGAACGCCTTCGCCTTGTCCACGAACTGGCGACCACCAAGGCCGATGTTTCCGATCTGGGTGTCGTTCAGTTCGGCGAGCTGTTCGACAACGAAAATCTTGTCGTATTTCAGATTTTCCACAATCTCGGGATTGTTCGGGAACAGGATCGAGAGCGGCGTGCCATCAGGGGTTGCCTGCCGGCCTTCCTGGTAAGCCTGCCAGTGACGGGTAAACCGGCGCCGATCGCCGTCATGTGCCGGCCGATTGATCTCGTCGCGCTCGCCGGGCTGGCGGATGCGAACGTAATCCATCGTGACATGGACCGGGCGATCTCTTTCCTTGCTGGCCACTTCATCCCGCACCGAGCGGCTGTAGAACTCAACGAACAAACGGGCATCGTTGCCGAACTCGACAATTCCGCCGTTCCGCGCGTCGAAATGCTGTTCCATACTCCCGAAATCACTCATGCATCGCTCCTGTTCATGTTCTGCAA